GCTATTGAAGGCTTCCAAATTGACCCAGAAAACTTCGATCCAAAAGCGTTCAAAATGATTAACTTGCTCAAGGGCAAAGAAGTCAAAGCCGCCCACGCTAGGGTTATTAAAACCCTCTACAGCAGGGATTTAGCTGAACTTGAAGAGTTGGCTAGCGGCAAGGCAGATGAACAGCTTAAAGAGGGCTATAGCCATCGTACTAAGAAACAAATTCGTAATTTGATTGCATTTTACCAAGAAATTATGAGTGCTTGTGATATGCTTGCTCAAGAAGCCAAAGTTAATCGTAAGCCCCGTAAGACTAAGTCTGTACCAAAAGATAAGATTGTTGCCAAATTGAAATACATGAAGAGCAACGAGCCTTTGAAATTGGTCAGTATCAATCCTACTGATATTATTGGTAGCAAGGAACTTTGGGTATACAATACCAAGACTCGTAAATTGGGCAAGTATGTGGCTGCAGAATATCAGGATTTGGGTGTTAAGGGCACTACAATTACAGGATTTAGCGAAAATCTTAGCGTTTGTAAGACACTTCGTAAGCCCGAGGAAAAGCTCAAAGAGTTTAAGGCCGCAGGCAAGGTGCAACTGCGCAAGTTCTTAGACGATATTAATGCCACAGACACTAGAATGAATGGACGCATTAACGAAGAAGTAGTGTTACTCAAAGTACAATAAGCATCTAAAGCATGGATAAATACTCCATAAGAGAGTATTATCCATGTCAAAACTATTCGATATACAAGATCAAACTGTTGTTATCACAGATTTAACTTTAATTAACACCCGAGGTGCGGTTCAACATAACGGTAGCCTAAATGTTACAGAAAATCTCGATGTAAATTATAACTTAAACGTCAACGGAACTATATCCGCAAACACATTTAATGTAAAAAATTTAATCACCGATAATGGCAGTTTAGCATCAGTCGGCAACTGGTTGTACAACACCGAACAAGAACTGAATGGTAAAGGTTTTAACTGGACATACGGGTTAGGTCAAACCCAATTAATTTATCGAACCGGTGGAAGACTTTGGACTAATGCTAATTTAGACTTGGCTTCTGGAAACTCTTACTCTATTGATGATATTCCTGTTCTTTCAGCTGGTGCACTTGGCGGTAGTATCACTAGTAGTAGTTTAACTAGTGTAGGAGTATTAAACAATTTAAATGTATCTGGAGATACAAATTTAGGAGATCTTGTATTTGTTAATACTAGTTTAAACAGAATTGGCATTGGCACCGAAGATCCTAGTTCGTCTTTAACTATTCTAGATAATAATGTAGAAATTGGTATTGGAAGTCCTGCCAGCAATCTAGCAACAATCGGTACTGTTAGTTGTCACGATTTAGCAATTGTCACAGACAATCTTGCTCGTATTACAATTCGTAATAGCGGTGAGGTTAATGTAGCAGGTAATTTAAATGTGGCAGGTGTAATCAATGCCGGCAGTGTTGTAACCGATAACAGAATAGATAGAACGCACCCTTTGCAGTTTAGTGCAACTAAAGATACCAGTATCTTTGGGTTGGGGTTAGTTTGGTCTGATGTTAGTATAACTAGCCAGCTGACTATGATGAGCGGGCCAACAAGATTGTGGTCTAGCGAAAATATTGATATTGCATCTGAAAAATTTTATGCTATTAACAACATACCAGTGTTGTCTTCAACAAACTTAGGTAATACTGTAATTTATAGTAATCTTAATACAGTAGGTACATTAAACAGTTTGATTGTGCAAGGTCCTGCAGTTTTTAATACTGATGTAACTACGCCAAATATTTCTATAGGCACCTATCGCTATACAGCCAACGGAATAGATTCAAATACAAACATACAATTTAGTGTTAATAATTCCGAAATTGTATATGGAGATTCAAATCAAATTAATGTTGGGGATAAAAATCTTCAAAATAAACCAGTTAAAGTGTTTGGGCCATTAAGTGTAAATATTAATAATCCAGATCCTAGTTTACAATTTAGTGTAAACGGTGATGTCAATATTGGTGGAAGACGATTTACTAACAGTACTCAAGCTCCTATAACAGGAACATTTGTTAAGGGAGATATTTGTTGGAATACTAATCCAATTCCCAATAATTATGTTGGATGGATTTGTTTAGTTTCCGGAACACCTGGAGTTTGGTCCGGCTTTGGCATGATAGCTAATCAATAGCATTGACTTTACTGTATAAGAATGTATAATTAATATATGCGGACTTAGACATTCATCCCGCATCGTGTGCTAAATATATGTAAGGAGCAATAATGATTTATCTTTACATAAAACAGCACACTATAACTGGATTAAAGTATTTTGGGAAGACCGAAAGAAAAGATCCGTATGTATATTCTGGATCAGGAAAATACTGGAAGAGACACTTAAAAATGTATGGAAAACAAATTTCTACTCTTCAGGTATGGGAATTTGATAACATAGAAGAATGTGAAGTTTTTGCCTTAAATTTTTCTAAAAAAAATAATATTATAGAATCTGCTGAATGGGCGAATTTAAAATATGAAAACGGTAAAGATGGAAACCCAAAAGGCTGGCAAGGTATGATAGGATCGAAAAATCCTCTGTACGGACAGACTGAAGAATTAAACAATTTTTATGGTAGAAAACATAGCCAAGAAACCATCCAGTTATACAAAGAACAAAAAGCAGGAGGCAACAATCCAAGGGCTAAAAAGATCACAACGCCTCGGGGTCAATTTACTACTGTCAAAGAAGCAGGAAAAGTATTAAAAATGCACTTATCAACATTAAGAAGATTGCTTAATAATAGTGAAAATGGCTATCATTGGGGTTGGAAATAAATCTTAAATGTAGTATAATATAAAAACAAACAGTGGACTCAGGCATTCATCCCACTTAAAATACTCTGCATGTCATTGCTTATTCAAGGAGAATACAATGGCAAATCTACAACCTGTACAATATAAGTACACCAGCACCAAAGAGTATCACGACGCATTTCCATGTGCATACAGACAATGGAGAGCTGACTCTCACTGTAACTTGATTCACGGTTACAGTTTTTCAATGAAGTTCTATTTTGGTACAAATAATCTAGACGTTCGTAATTGGGCGGCTGACTACGGCGGCTTGAAAGAACTCAAAGCAATATTAGAAAATCAATTTGACCACACATTACTAGTAGCAGAAGATGATCCGGAATTAGAAACATTCAAATTGTTGCAAGAAAAGAAAATGGCAAAACTAACTATCCTACCAAAATTAGGATGTGAAGGTTTATCTGATATGCTTTACAAATATATCAATGGCGTTTACATTCCAGATATGTGGGGTCCAAGCGAAGCTGCTCGCCTTTGGTGTTATCGTGTGGAAGTACGCGAAACTCAAAGTAATATGGCATTCAGAGAAGGGCACCGCGAGTGGAATGAAGATTTGTTTTCGTAAACTTTGGCGCCTTTGGGCCAAAGCATTAGGAGAGAAAACGGGCAAAACGGATGAGGAATCAGACCGAATTGCTTGCATTCGTACCTTAATTGTGTTATCATATGTACTTACAAACACTTTTATAATCGCAGGCGTCATTCGACACTGGTAATGTGTTCGCTTGTAAATGGATAAATTATGATAGTAAAACGCCTGGGATTTGCCTGCAAATGGATCGACCATCCAGAACAAACAGATGGTATTAAGGCTAACGATGATGCCAAACAGTACAACACTGGCGGCACCACAGTTACTTGGTTAAATAAACAAACTAAAGAAGTAGCAGAACAAAAGCTATGGGACCTAATGGTTCAGAACATCGAATCGACCCGTAAACTTGTAGAACGAGTAGGAGATTTAGATGATAACCTTCGTATGGTACGTATTAGTAGTGACATTTTGCCTGTCTATACTCACGCTGATTGGTCTTACTTTTGGCGTCGTTTGGATGTGGTTAGATACTGTGAGCAAAATTTCTCACTCATTGGCACCATTGCTCGCAATCGTAATGTACGTTTGTCTATGCATCCAGGTCAGTTTGTTGTGTTGGCTAGCGATAATGAAGGTATTGTCGGTAGGAGCATAGAAGAATTTGAATATCATACAGACATGGCACGTTGGATGGGCTATGGTAAGACTTTCCAGGACTTTAAGATTAATGTTCATATTGCAGGCCGTCGAGGTCCAGACGGTATTCGCCGAACGTATCAACGACTATCGCCAGAAGCCCGCAACTGTATTACTATCGAAAACGAAGAAAACTCATGGGGGTTAAATGACTGTCTTACTATTACTGATCTGGTGCCTATCGTGCTTGATATACATCACCATTGGATTCGTGAAGGCGAATATATTAACGCCAACGATGACCGTGTTAAAAGGGTTGTTGATAGCTGGTGTGGTGTGCGGCCTACTTGTCACTATTCAGTTAGTCGTGAGGATTATCTTATCGACCACGACCGGACTACCGCACCTGTTCATGCCCAACTCCTTCTAGACGGATACAAAAAGCAAAAGCTCAGAGCACATTCAGACTTTTACTGGAATACAGCAACGAATGAATGGGCTTTGAGCTTTTTAGAAACACACGATATCATGGCGGAGAGTAAAGGCAAAAACTTAGCTAGTTTTGCTCTATACGAGCAGGCTAAGTCTCTTACTCTGCTTTAGGCTTTTTAGGAGCACGTGGCTTTTTAGCTGCTGGTGCTTTCTTAGCTGCTGGTGCCTTTTTAACCTTAGGGCCTTTAGCCGGTTTGCCATCGGCAATAGCAACAACTTCACCTGCATCATTTACCAAAGGTGTGCCGGCTGGAACTGGCTGTATCTCTACTGTTGGCTCTGGACCTAATTTTACCAAAGGTGTTTCTACCTTATAAGGTGCTTCAATTGCTGGAACAGTCTTTGGTTTCAGCGAAAATAGTTTTTTCATAAATTCTCTCATAGTGTATCTCCATATAAAAATCAAGTACCAATTTACCTTTTACCACATTGGCTGTGTTACCGGAAAACAGGGAAAGCCTGTAACTTCGGGATCCTTGGTTGCCCTGTTGACAACTTGACTGAGTATTTAACTGATAAATATACGCATGTATAATTTTATTAGATATCTCAGTGAAGACGCTAAGTTTAAAAAGACGCCACTAACACTAGAACAAACGCCGTTACCTTATGCGGCAGACGCTCTAGGCCGTAGTCTTAGTAAAAAGACTATTGATTATCATTATGGTAAATTGTATAAAGGCTATGTGGATCGCTACAACAAAGGCGAAGGAGATCCAGACTTTAACGAAGCAGGAGCATTTTTACATGATATCTACTTTAGACAATTCCAAAAACCAACTAATTCAAACAAACCCGAACATATTGCTGAGAATTTTATCAACAAGTATTTCAAGAGCTTTGACAATTTCAAAGATAAATTCGAAAAAGAAGCCATGAAGATACAAGGTAGCGGTTGGGTATATCTAGCCCGTAATGGTGAAATAAAAACTATTAAGAATCATGAAATACACATGGATATCATATTATTGATAGATTGGTGGGAGCATGCCTGGGCCCTTGATTATCAAGCAGACAAAAAAGGTTACTTAGCTAATCAGTGGAAAATAATTAACTGGAATTTGATTAGTTCTAGAATTGGCCGAGTAGGGTAAATATTCACATGAGACTATATGAATTTTTAAATGAGAATCCTGCGTTCAGAGGGCCATATCCTAGCATAGAAACTACACTGGGAGAAGCTAATCCGGATATTATTAAATATGGCAAAAAACAACAAACCGACATACACAATCAGCTAAACATCGCTGGAGATCAAAAACGTGGCAAAGTCGATCCCGATGATAAAGACGACGAGGATTGGAATGATTTAGATTATGCTGTAGACTATACCGGCGGAGGTAGCCGACCACTCAATCATTTCTTACATCAGCATTATAGAAACAAATACCCAAAAAATCAAAAATTCAACTCAGCAAAAAATGTCGAAGCTTTGGACAGATTGATAGCTAATCATAGATTAAAACATCAATTGGTAGTATATACTGGTGTTAAAGAAAGTCCGGCTGATGCGTGGTTAAAATACAAAGCAGATGTAACTAAACCTATTAGACTACATTTACCAGCCTATACTAGCACTACTACAAATATCAATCGAGCTTATGAGTTTTCAGAGCATGAAGTAGTATTAAGAAAAAGACATCAACCCAGAAATAAAAATGCTCCACCGGAAGAGTTTGGAGTTCAAGTTCTTATGATAACGATCCCTCCGGGCAATCCAGCCGCTAGTCTTAAGAAAATCAGCGATTGGCCAACTGAAAATGAAATTATATTGCCCCGAGGGTTAGATATAGAAATTGATCCAAGACCCACTGTTCTTAAAAATAATGCTCATATTTGGCATACCCAAGTTGTCGGGCATAATC